TCTATGTTAATGTTTTCCCCGAAGCCCGCGCCTGTTACTGGCGGGGGTTAGGGAAGCAATCGCGGAAGATAGCTCAACCGCGTTGCTTACTTGCATTGTGCTGACGTTAGACAGCATAACTGCAATCCTCCGTGTACACATGTTCCATGTGTGCAGTAGGAGTTTTGTTAAGGGGTCGCCCATCATGACGCCCCTTAGCACTTGGATTGACCGGAATCCTTCGGAGGCCGGATCACCCACAAACTCGAGCCCACCCCTTGCGGCGAACTCGAGTTTACGCGGTTTGAAGCACGTTTCGTGCACAATTCCGCGCAAGAGCGGAGGGATCCCCATTTTGGTCATCATCCGCTCTGACAAATATGATGCAACATCATGGCGCATCACATCTGTTGCTGTATTCCAGTCCGTCGAGGAGCAGAATACATCATGCCAGGCGATATCACGTACTGTGGTGTCCCTGGTTTCATACCTTTTCTCGTCCATGACTGAAAAGGTAAGGGTCGATAGGGGTCCATTGAAGAACTCCCTAAAGACATTCCACCCGTGGTTGGATTTCTCCATCCCCGAGGTAGACGATGGGAAGGCCTTCGCGAAGGGCTTCGCCATTAACCTGTGAATCACGTCAAGTACGATCTTCAAACAGGCCAGACCCATGGTCACGGCTCTCGCCTTACCAGGTTCTGCAACCATCACGAGCCTGAGTATCCTCAGGTCCTCGGGTGGCAAACTGAGTACTTCCTCCAGGCACCGCCAGAAGATGTACTCGCCCACGGTTAGATCATCGAACTTTCGAAAATCTAATCGCTCACCGGTGCTGAGGTCCAGTCTCCAGACCCCCCTACCGGCCTTACCAAGGAAGACCATATTATTCACGGCTTCCAAAGTACCACCCTCCTTAACGGCATGCTCATAGCAGGCGTTGGAGGTTACCCTGACCCGGGCGGCAGTTGCCAGCCCTGTCAGGGACTCGTCGGATACCTCATTCATGAGGCTATCCATGGCGAGGCGCACCAATACCCAATTGTCCTTAGGATATGGGTCTGGTGCCGTCGAC